GGGGCCGAAGCCCCGGATCGTCCAAAACCGGGCCGGGGATCCATGCCCCATAGCCGCAGTCATACCTTGCCATATTGCCCCCTTATCTTTCCAACCAGCATCGCAGAAGTTCTTCAAACAGACGTTCATTCTTTTCATATGCAAAGATTGCTTGATTACTCTTAGCGGTTCTGGGAGATCCCCAGAAGCATTCCGGATTCTGCGTTGATTCAGAAATTGTTTGAACAAGCTCATCTGCCAAAACAGAGCATAATTTCCCAGCGAAATAGTCATCTTTTAAAGCTTCAAACAACTGCTGTTTTGCAGTCCTATACTGATGCATTTTGATTCCGCGCTGAGAATCTCCTCTGCTACACGGCTGTTGGCCAGCATCTATAAAATTCTTGTAAAGCCTTTCAATATCCATTTCTTTCACCTACCAATTAATTGTTTTATTAACTGCGTCCTGCTGCTGCTCTTTTGTCATCCGAGTATAAATTGCTGTCGTTGAAACGCTGGAATGGCCAAGAACATCTGCCAGAAGAGATATGTTGTTGTTCCGCCGCAGGAATTGGACTGCAAACATGTGCCGAAAAGAGTGTGGATGCATGACTTTTTTATCAATCCCATACCGCGCAGCAAACGTCATAAGCATTTGAGAAACGCCTCTGGTCGTGATTTGCCCTCCGTCTCGTCCAACAGCAAGAAAATCGTCCGGCCCAAAACCCGAATAATACCCATCAGCTTCATCCAGAAATGATTTCGGAATGTAAATCCTTCTAATTTTACCTTTCGTCCACATTTCCGCGTACCCTCTTGAAAAATCTGTTTTTTTTAGCCGCACATACTCACTAACACGGCAGCCAGTCGAAGCCAGTAACTTGATATTGTAATACCAGCGCATATTTCCATCATTTTTCAATCCATCCAGCAGCTTTTTGTAGTCTTGTTCGGATATAACATTACTAACAGCTGTAGCCTGATGGACGCGCATCGTCTTGACTTTGCTTCCATCATCGTGAACCATCCCGCAGAACGAATTAAATGCATTGAGCTTAATGTTGATGGATTTCGCCTTCAATCCTTTTTCCTGTAGTTCCCGTTTCCAATCGAGGCCGTTTTTCTTTGATATTTTTCCGAATGATGAAAAGTACTGTTCCATCGCAGTTATGTATGCCCTTACGGTATTGTCAGACAGCTCTTTATCCTCGAGGTACTCACGGAAAGACTCTATTTGATTTTTGCACGCCTCACCGCTTCGTCTTTTGCCCACGGGTGTTCATCCCCTCCTCTGTGAAATCTTGCCTGAATCTCGTCGTAGTGCTTTTGACAAACCTTTTTCCCTTCTAAAGCCGGAGAATCACAAAACCAACATAGCCCATTTTTAATACGTTCTCTACGAGGGTCTCCGCGCAATGCGCGTTGTTGCTTTTCTTTTTCATGCCTTCTCTGATGTTTCATATAGCACTCAAGACATAGCTGACCTTTTACTGCCGCTTTGCCACAGATTGGGCATAATCCAGCGGATATACGGGCATCCCGCTTTTCTTTTCTTCTCTGGTAATAATTGCGTTCCCTTTCGAGGCTCCTGTATTTTATGTTATTTAGCGTCGCTTTTTCTAAACATTCTGGGCACTTCTGTCTCCCGTTAAATGCATCACGCTGTCCGCAGGAAACGCATATTTTATGCTCTATATACCATTGGCGAAGAGGAACGCTATTTCCCATGCAACCACCTCAAATCCTACAAATTAAAAGAAAATCTGCATTGCCCCTCACAATCCGACAATACCACTATCTTCAGTTAATTCCGAAAACCCTCCATCAGATCCACGATCCGCAGTGGGATTGCCGCCACCGTCGCCACGCCGACGACCATGAAAAACATCGCCCAACCGGTCACAGGGATACGCCCCCTTCCCGGCGAAAATTAGGGCTTGCGTGCAGCGTGGACCTTGTGCTATAATTGATACATCCAGTGGTTGATCCAATACCACACACTTTTTCCCCTGAACGCTCTGAGGTGCCAGCCTCGGGGCGTTCTCTTTTTGCGCCTGAGTAGATCACCTGGTAGATGGCCGCCATGGTCTCCCGCAGCTCCACCACGATGGAATCGAACTCCGGCCGCTCCTTGTCGTCTATGATGCCATCCTCCGCGATCCGGAGCAGGGCATCCAACCGGCCAGTCGCGTCTTGCAGACGGTTCCGCAGGGCGATGCTCGCCATTGGAAGCGGCCTTGGCGTCACCTCCGGCATCACGCCCAGCGTGTCCGTGGCCTGCGCGTGCTCCAATGCCAACCATGGGCAGCTGTACGCCTCCACCATCTTGGCCACCGTCTCATCCTTGGGCACCGTCTTGCCGCCCTCGTACTGTTTCAGACTTTCCGGCGACAGTCCAAGCAGCTCCGCTGCACGTTCTTGGCTCATTCCGGTACTCAGCCTTGCCCTCTGGTACAAATTCGGGTACTTCCGCTCCATTGTCTTTTCCTCCTTCCTGCGCTACCATGTAACCATCCACCGTGCCAATGGTACAATGGGGATGATGTAGCGCTTCCCAACTTTCTTGGCCGGGAAGCCGGCATTGTGGACCAGTGCGTCCCAGTCCAGACCCAGCAGTTTGCAGGCCTGATCCTTGGTCAGAACCTCCTGCTCCGGGAATTTTGCCTGCAAGGATTGCAGCTGATCCCGAAAGCTCTCACGCTCTCGTGCCATGTCCGCTCCTCCCTTCTCACGCGCTCTCCGTCCGCTGGACGATCTCCTCGATGGGGACACCGAAGATCAGCGTCATGCGAAAAACTCTCTCCAGCTCCGGGGTCCGCTGGCCCAGCTCCCACTTGCTCACCGTGGGGACGGTGACGCCCAGCTGGTCAGCCAGCGCCTTCTGGGTCATGCCGGCCGCCGTCCGCAGCTCCTTGACTCTGTTAACGATCATGATTGCTCCTTTCCCGCCTTGACGGCGTTGCCCCGGTGTGGTATATTGTCCTCGGGGCTATGTCCTCTATGGATATAAATTATCACTCAATTTAGCGTTTGTAAAGTAGTTTTCGCTATTTTTAATGATTTTGGAGGTTCGTACAAAAATGAACCATATAGGCTTGTACAAATCCCCAAATATAGCGGATTGCGTTAAAGCCATGGCTAAGACGCAAGGTGTGACAATCAAAACCATGCTGACAGACTTAGAACTGGGTTCTAATACGATGTCCAATATGCGGCATGATCGGATGATTGCCGCAGACAGTCTCGCCAAGATCGCTGATTATCTGGACTGCTCCGTGGACTACCTCTTGGGCCGCACAGACGACCCGCAGAGCCACCGAAAGGAGCACGGATGAACGGGCCAAAGATCCACCGTGAAATATTGGAGAGCAGCAAAGAAATTTGTCGGCGCCAGAAAAAAGAAACCAAGAAAAAAGCGCTTAAAAGCTGGCTGGCCGCAAATATCATTGCAATTTTGGCGCTGATCGTCAGCGTCGTCTCCGTCCTCATTTCAGCATTGCGAGAATAGCGGATGTAATGGCAAGCAGCATTGCCAGCAGGCTGATCCAATTTTTCCGAAGAAAGTTCATGCGGCGCCTCCTCTCTTGATGTTTTGGCACCTTGCCAACTTCGTAGTGGGCTTTCTTTCCGGCGTCCTTGCTACAGTAGCTGCAGCCTTGATAAGACAAGCAGTGCTGCGATAATTCCGCAGATATAGCCAAGGACGTAAGTCCCTTTCATTCCTTGTGCCTCCTCTCTTGATGTTCTGGCCCCGGTGTGTTATATTGTCCTCGGGGCTATGTCCTCTATGGCTATAATATACTCGGTACTTTCGGTACTGTCAACACTTTTGGGACTATTTCGTTACTTTCGGTACTTTACACAAAGTGCAGGGCGGTGTTTTTGTGTTTTATGATAATTTCATAAGGGCATGTAATTCTGTTGGGAAAACACCGTCTGCTGTTTTGCTTGAACTCGGAATAGGCAAATCAGCTAATACTCGGTGGAAAAACGGCCACGCCCCAACTGATGCCATTTTGCAAAAATTGGCTGATTATTTCAAAATAACAAAAGAGGAACTCTTAGGCAAAGAGAAACGCCCGTCCCCCGAAGGGGACGAGCGTCCAGAATGCTGGGACCTGCTTACCCGCGAGGAGCGGGAGAAGGCGCGGGAGTATATCGAGATGCTAATAGCTGCGCGAGGTAAGCGTTGACTTGCTCACGCTCCTCCGGCGTCAACTGGCGATAGAGCGCCAGGGTCATGTGGTCGCGGTCCGAATCGGACACCGTGCGGGTGATCTGGTTGCTCATGGTGATGCCTCCCAAACATATATTCAAGGCCCAAGCCTCGGGCCTAATTTTAACAGATTGGATGTGGAGCGAATGAAAAGGGGATTTTTAGCCGGAGTTCTGGCGACGCTGCTGGTCATGTGCCTGGTCAGCACGGCAGGCGCCACCAGCGGCAAGGTACAGCAGGAAATTGAGTATCGTGATATCAAGGTATCTCTGGACGGTCAGGTGCTGGATCTGCGGGACGCCAAGGGCAACACCGTTGAGCCCTTCATGTTCGCCGGAACGAACTATATCCCCGCCCGCGCTCTGGCGGAGTCTCTGGGCCTTCAGGTGGCGTGGGACGGCTCCACCGCTACCGTGGTGCTGACGCACCCGGAAGCCTCCAAGCCTACCTACATCACCCGCACCGGCAGCAAATACCACAACGATCCCCATTGCAACGGTGGCACCTACTGGGAAGTGCCTTACAGCACCGCCACCGGCATGGGCCTGACGCCCTGCGACAAGTGCGTCCACTGACTTATGGGCTGGAGATATCGCAAAAGCGTTAAAGCAGGCCCGTTCCGCCTGAACTTTAGCAAATCCGGCATAGGGTACAGCGTCGGAAGCAAACGCTACCGCGTCACCAAAACCGCCAAGGGCACCGTCCGGGAGACCGTCACGCTGCCCGGTGGCCTGTCCCATGTGACGGAGCACAAAATCGGCAGCGGCGCAAAAAACAGCGCTCCCCAGCGCCGCCCCCGGTTCCGGGCAAAGATCGTCTGGGGCGTGCTGTTTCTCATAAGCGGCGCGGCCTATGGCGTCAAAGATCCGGAAACGGCATGGTTGACGTGCCTCGTGGGAGCCGTCCTGATCGGATGGGGCGTGTGCATCCGCAGAAAACTCAAAAATTCGGAACGTCCTGTTGCTGAGACGTCAGAAGAAGATAAATAAGTAAGTGCCCCGTCGCCTCTGCAACAAGCGGCGGGGCACTTTGCGTTTCCGGCAGAGGGGGCGTCTGCCTGTCCGCAAGGAAACCGTACCAGAAATGGGTTTGGCAGCGCAATGCCCAAATTGGGGAAATGTGCAGTATACTGCCGGACCGGATTTGAGACTTTACCTGCCCATATTGGGAAATTTAACACAGGAGGGCGATTTTTTGACGATACAAGATCTATGCAGAGATAAAAAAGCCGCGTTGCACATGACGGCGCAAGACATCGCGGATCAATCGGGCGTGCCGCTGTCCACCGTCAATAACTTTTTTGCAAATGCGTCAAAAGCGCCATCCATCAATACCGCGGGGCCGATCTGCGCTGTCCTGGGGATTTCCATTGATGAGTTTTTTGGCATAGGGAATCACTATACGGCCACGGAAGAAACCTTGCAGGCTGAGAAAGTCGGCCTTGAGAAGCGTCTATCCAACAAACGTGAGATCATTACGATGATAAAGCAGGGCGTCAAGACCCGGAACCGCATCATTGCCGCCCTGATCGTGCTCCTGTTCCTGGCCATCCTGTACGGCCTGTATCTGGATTTCAGCTGCGTCCAGGTCGGCTTCTGGCGGGGGTAACTCATGGCAAGATACCCGAAATACTACGTCCGGCCTGACGGCCTCCATGAGACCATCCTCCGGATCAACGGCAAGCGCAAAGCCTTCCGGGGAAAAACCGATAAAGAAGTCTGGGAAAAGGTCAAGGCATTTGACCGGGAGGCGGACCGCATCGAAACGGAAAAGGCCGCCGTATTTGAGAAAATCGCGGACGCATGGTGGTCGGAGATCGAACCGACCTTAGAGCACAATACCCAAAAAAGCTACCGTCCGGCGCTGGCCAGGGCCAAGAAGGAATTTGCCGGACGGCCCCCCGGCGAGATCACCGCGAAGGAGATCGACCAGTATATCAAGGACTTCTCCGCAACCCGCGCCCGGAAAACCGTGGTGACCCAGTTGCAGATCATCCGGCAGATCTTCCGCAAGGCCGAAGTGGACGGCATTGTGAGCTACAACCCGGCCAGCGCCGTAAAGCCGCCCCGGAACCTGACGCAGACCCACCGGGACGCGCCCCCTCCGGAGCAGATCGAACTCATAAAAAAAAGCGCAGGCCTCCCCTTCGGCCTGTTTGCCTTCCTCGTCTATTACACCGGCTGCCGCCGGGGCGAAGCGCTGGCCCTCACCGGCGCCGACATCGACCGGAAGAAAAATCTTGTACACATCAAAAAATCCGTGTATCATGTAGGCAACTCGCCCCATATCAAACAGCCGAAGTCTGACGCCGGATGCCGGGACGTTCCGCTGCTTCCGGCGCTGGCCAAGCTGCTCCCCAAAAAGCTGGGAAAAGGCTACCTGTTCGCGGAGCCGGACGGCGGCCTCCTGACAAACGACCATTTTACCGCGCTGTATGATGCGTACCGGGACGCCAGCGGTGTCACCGTCACGCCGCACCAGATCCGACACGGCTACGCCACCGCCCTGCTGGAAAGCGGAGTGGACCCCAAAACGGCGCAGGTGCTCCTTGGGCACGCCCAGCTGTCCACCACCATGGACATCTACACCCACGTCCGGGACGGCCAGCTGAAGGCCGCTGCGGAAAAGATGGAAAAGGGCTTCTAAACACATATTTTCCGGCTGAACACACTTCTGAACACAGAAACCCGCAGATCGTTGAAAACAGCCGGAAAGAATAGGGTTCAAATCCCTCCTTCCGCGCCAAATGAAAAACCGCTGGAATTGCTTGCAACGCTTGCAATTCCAGCGGTTTTTCGCCGTTTTTAGCTGACAGTTAAAACCAGATAGAACCGGTTATGATGGGATGTGTGAACACAGTTCCGAACACAGTCGGCCCTACTTTCCCGCTTGGACGATACCGAAATAGTAGGCAGCCAGCTTGTCCCGAAAACCAGGACCGTCTTTGTCAAACAAAAATGCTTGCGCCATCTCGCCAAAAAAGCCAACGGTCTTGATCCCATAGTGCAGCGCTACCTCGCTGTAGTCGGCGTACATCATATTTACGGTGATCCACCAGCACCACGGGGGTACCTGATCCGCAGAGATCCCCATGCTGTCCGCCAAAGCGCTGGTCTGCTCAATAGGCCAATGTGGGCCAGTTGTGCCATCAGCGTTTTCCAAGCCAGCCGCCCATTTTTCCGCTTCCGTTTTGGTAAAATCCATTTTCCAGCGGAGTAGCACGTCTCGTCTGGTCAAAGATTTTTCCGCCGAAGCGGTAATGTTAAGCTGAGATCGGATGGCGTAAAGGATCGACAACCGTTCATAGTTTTTCCAACTGGACGGCTCCGCCTCCAACCGTTTGATCCACAAGGACAACTCCTGCTCATCGATCATGGGGCCGCACCCCCTTATCCCTCCACGGCGTCCATGCAGCGCTGGATCGCGCTACGAATGGTATCATCATCAGCATCGTCCAGCATATCCCGGAGCTGACGGCGCATAGATTCCCGGCCGTCGTCGCGGCTGTAATGGCCACGGACATAATGTCTCCGGGCATAGGAGCTGCCACGGCTATAACCGCGCAGATCATCGTCCAGATACCGCCCGGAATAGCCGCGCTCGTCCATCGCCTCGATCTTGTCGATGTTTTTGATGGTATCGGTCAGCTTGTGGGCAATGTCCAGATCCCCGGCACCCAGCTCGCCCTTGCGGATCAGCTCGTCAAGTTCCTTGCAGAGCATATCCCGCAGTTCATACATAGATTTCATTCCCATTGTGTTCTCCTTTCTCAGCAAACTCTGGTAATGATAAGGTTCGCGTTTCTCACGTCAATGTCCTCGCCACTAACGTTGCGGATGGACAGCGACGCGCAGCAGCCCTTTGTAACGTCAACGTACTCGGATGCCGCCACGTTAAAAAATGCCCCCGCCGCTGTGGGCGTCACCGTCGCAACGGAGGACGGCAGAGGCTCACCGTCAACCGCAATGGCAACGGAGATGGGGCCGGGGGTTCCGCCGGTGCTTACGGCGATGTTGCCGATAAAGTCCACCTTGTAGCGGATGCGGCACTGGGAACAGTTCCCCCGAAGATTAAACAGGCCAGAGCCTACCCGGTGAGTGACAAGGCCCTTTGTGCAGGGGATCGGTGCCTCGGTAAAAAGCACGTTCTGATTTGCCGCCACAGTCTGCGTGGCAATCGCAGTGTATTCAGGCATAGAAAACTCCTTTCATAAAATCAGCGGCAGGGCTATTGCCCCGCCGCTTTGGTTTAGCATCGACACGGGGCCGATCATTTTGCCATTATCGGCAAAAAGCTACGCTATGCAGTTGTCAGCAGCCGCAACCGGCAAACTGGTTGCAGCAATAGGGGTTCTGCACCGTGTAGGCCGGAATGGGAGAGGGCCGGAGCTGAGACACCAGATAGCTGTTCTGTGCCGCCTGAGATGCGGCCAGCTTCAAGCCCTGATTCTCGCTCTGGAGATCCTGCAGCTTGCTCTGGGTCAGGAAATCGAGGATCGCGCGGCTGTTGCTGTTGGCATTGTCGATAATGTCCCGGGTGGCGTTCTGCACCGTGTTCCGGGTGTCGCAAGCCTGCGCCGCCATATCATAGCGCACGCCCTCGATGCTGCGCTGGGTGTTGCAGCAGCACTCGGCGGCCTGCATCTGCATGGCAGTCAGCTGCTGCATGAGTGCCGCCTGCTGGTTGGCGCGGGAAAGCTCGGCCTGTCCGAAGCCGTTTGCCATTGCCATGTTGGTGTTGTTGATGAGCTGCGCCTGCTGGTAAAAACCGTTGCACAGGCCGTCGTTTACACTGTCGATCTTGCGCTCAACATTGGCAAAGTCAGAGGTCAGCACATAGCCGTCGACCACGCCGCCGCCATTGCCGCCGTTGTTGCCCCAGCCGTTGCCGCCCCAGCCGCAAAAAACAAACAAAAACAGGATAATGATCCACCATGCACCGTCACCGCCCCAGCCAAAGCCGCCGCTGCCGCCGGAATTTGCGGGAGCCACAGGCATCGTCAGCATGGGAGCGCCGTCAGAGGAAAGAGACATAGAAAAACTCCTTTCGATTTTTTATTCATCAAATCGTGGCCACGATGTTGATTACTTTATAAGCCCTTGAAACTGTTTCGCCATTTCCTGCAGCTGGTTCAACTGGCTCTGAGACATTTTGCCGGATTGCAGAAGTTTCTCCACTTCCGCCTTCGGGTCCCCCTGAAACGAGGAGCGGAATTGATTAAACTGCTGCATCATCTGCTGAAACCGGCCTACCGGCGTGTTCCCGCCGCCAAGCGCGTTGAAAAATGGGTTAGCCATCCGCGTCCGCCTCCTTCGCCTTCTTTTTGCCCTTCATGCCGTCCACGACCGCCGCCAGCGCGTCAAATTCTTCTCGGGTGACAAACTTCACCGGGTCTGTCGTGGGCGCTGTATGGGGCGTTTCTGCGCGTTCTACGAGGTCGTAGATCGTAAGTGAGGGTTTACCGCTGGCATCTGCCTTTTTGAGGTACACCGTAGGCGCGGAGCTATCCCACAACGCCACAGCGGCGTTGGGCGCGATCATCCAGTTTCGGGCCTCCTGTTCCCCACTGACCCACTGCACGCCGCTCTGCGCCACCGGGTTTTGCGGGGCCTGCGGCATCTGGGGTGTCATGGGCTGCATCTGCTGCTGGCGCATCTGCATGAGGTTATCCGGCATAGGCGGTGCGTAATAGGGATTTTGCCATCCGTAAGGTGTGTAAGCCATTTTAGTCATCCTCCTTGACCCAGTAATACAAGATATTCTCGTTGCTGCTGTCCCAACTGTCCCAGATCATGCCGTCGCAAACGCAGACCACATGGCCGGATAGCGCCAGAATATAGGTGCCTTTGGGGTGATCCTCCGCAAATTGACCCACCGTGTAGCAGTCCGGGCAGGTGTCCGGCACGATGTACCGCCGATATCCGATGCTGCGGAGATACCGCCCCCAACAAGCGTTTGCCGACGGCATATCACCATCCAGATACCCTTGGATGCACAGCCGCAAATAAATTTCGCCCCAATCCTTGCCGGTAGCCTTTACGATTGCCCGCACGGTGCAATCCCCCACATTTTTCCCGCAGGGGTTGGGGTTGAAATGGTTATACATATTCCCTCCGGTCATCGTATAAAAGCTCAATCATGCGCACACAGCGTTCCAGCTCCGCCGGATCGGTCTGCGCAACAATATCTCGCGCCAACTCCGCCGGATACCCGCAGGCCAAAAGCCGCTCGTACATTGTGTGCGCCTCCTTTACACCTATATAGTACAAAAAATCCGGACAGCCAAACTGCCCGGAAACTGCCTGTATTCTGCCCTCAAACTGCCCGAAAAAAGCCGTGTCCGATTCGGACACGGCTTTTCTCATCCCTGCATATCATCCGCAATCTTG